AATAGAGTACTCTTTGATAAGCTTGGTATTTAGAAAAGAAATGAATAATAAGAGGGAGTCCAGAAACTATATATTTTGCAATGACATTTTATTCATTGGAAGGGAGAGTTAAATGTATAAAACTAGTTGGATGAAATTTCAAATGTATTTATCCTCATTGTGGCTTCTTTTTTTAATGCTAATAGTAGTAAATGTTGATATTCCAATTGATTTCAGCAAAGAAGCAAAGTTTATAGGAATAGTAACACTTTTTAAGATTAACATAATCCCTTGCATAAGTATTCTATTGTTAGGAATAAGCACAAGATTTGTAAAAACATTTAATCACAAGATATCTTCGGGGACACAGGAATATTTTGAAGTTAAAAAAATTAAGAACAAAACATATGAACATTTAACATTTCTAACTACTTACATTATTCCACTAATATGTTTCGATCTATCTAAACTTAGGTATACGGTGGTTTTGCTTTTATTGCTAATTGTAATTGGAATTATTTATGTAAAAACTGATATTTATTATGCAAATCCTACACTAGCTATTTTAGGTTATCACTTATATGAAGCAGATGTAGAACTTAGGGATGAAAAAGTACATGAAGCATGTATCTTAATTACAAGAAACAAAATTAATTTGAATAGTAAATTAGAATATTTGCAAATTGATGATGACATATTTTTTGTAAAGGAGAAAACAAATGAGTGAAGTTATAGAAACTAGTCGTGAAAATTTATTGGAATCAGTAAAGAAAATAGAAAGTAATAAAGTAAAAGGTGAACTTTTTTTCTTATTAAAAAAAGATCAAGAATTAGAATTAAGAAAAGGGGATTTGGATTCCGAGACTCAAATAAAGTTGACAGAAAACTTCTATTCTTACACTATTAGGTATTTAGAAAGTGAAGAATTAAGAATAATGGGTCTAACAGAAGCTGATGATAGGAAAGATGTTTTATATTGGTATGATTATGAACAACCTATTCAAGAGTTTGAGTTTATAAATTCTGTACAAATAAATACATCTGTACAAGAATATGATGTCAAAAAGGATAAGCTATCTGAGATTAAAGGATTTATATTTGCATATGTACATAAAAATATTAGGGTTACATTATACAAGGAAAATTATGAAGTGATGATGGTAAAAAAGAATACTGGAGATAAAGCCTCGGATAAAATTAATATTTTACTCACAGGATCAAATCAACTGAAGGAATTTAATGATTCAATTTTTCGACTTAACTATGATTTCGATTTTATGATGGTTGATGGAAAATTATTTGTAAAAGATCTAAAAAAACTAGAATCAAAATTTGGTTTTGTTGAAGTAGTTAAGAAGAAAGCAAAAGAAAGTATTCAAGAAATTGGGAAACTTGATTTGGTACAAGATATAACTAAATTGGAACAAGGAATTAATGATGTAAGTTTTGCAAGAAAAGTAGTAAAAGTAGCTTCTAAATCTGTTGTTTTAAGAAAGTGTAATAAAAAAGATATAATTAATTTTATAGACACTTATGATGATACTTTAAAGAAAAAATTCAAATTTGATGAATCAAAGGAATATATTAATCTTGATACAAAAGTGTCAAGAATGGTATTTTTGCAGTTATTGGATGATTCGTTCTTGTATTCTCAATTAACTACAAATAAATATGTATCTGGTTCTAAAGATGATATTAATAAAATCTGACAAAGCAATATAATTAATCAATTATAATTGTGCCGAATAAAGCTTTCAAGAAAGGCACAATTATTTGAAGGTTTTATTGAGTACAATTCCATGGTTATTTAAATTGGAAGAAATACTGCAACAATGGATAACAATCATAAAGTAAGAATCATCCTTATTTGGTTATGCTAGTGGTCTAAAAAATGGGCTGAATGTAGTGGCATTTTTAAGAAATATACCCTTCCACCAAGGGGATACCAGATGCTTATGACATCATTATTGTACTCCCAAGGCATGTTGAGACGGTAGTATTGATAACAAGAAAAGATAGGTAAAGGGTTAAAAAACCTTGAAATAAAGGGATTTCCGAGGGTCGGAGTAGAAACTCTGGCTCTCGGATTTTTTATTGGATAAATCAGAACCAAACATATCCACGATAGAAATACATTAGGGTTGAGTTGACAGGATTAAAATGGGCAGGTTGTGGAGAGGGGATTGTTGAAGTATATCTCTACTGTTTTCGCATAGTGTAATGATTAAAAGTAATTTCTGATTTAGGATGAACTTGAGTATTTGTTACAATACACAAAGATAACTAAGCCTTCAATCCAAGAATTGGCGTAAAAACAAATCGATAAATGGCGTCAAATACTTGACGCCAAAAATGGGATGTAGTATAATATCATAGAACCATTTTGTGTATATGAAATGAGGAGATTCTATGAATGATTTAAGCAATTTTAAGTTGTGGCTAACTGAAAATAAAAATTACTCAACAAAAACAATAAGTAATACGGTTTCGAGATTTAAGAGAGCAAATAATATGCTGACATGGTTTAATGATGCCATGTATCAGTTTAGGTTAGAACAATCAGAAGAATATCAAGCTTTGTCTGGGACGGTGCGTTCGCAGATAAAAAAGGCCGTAAAAATGTATTTTGAGTTCGTTAATACACAAGAAATTCAAGTATGCAACGAAAGGAAAAATGATATGAAAGTCTTATCATTGTTTGCAAATATTGGTGTTGCCGAGGCATACCTGAAAGAAATAGGATTCAATGTGGTTGTAGCTAATGAGTTGATAGAAAGACGAGCTATTCTTTATTCTAAAATTTATCCAGAAACCCACATGATTTGTGGAGATATTACAGATAAAAAAATATTTGATAAAATAGTAAAAGAATCAATGGATAGAGGTGTGGATATTATTATGGCTACACCACCCTGCCAAGGCATGAGTACTGTAGGCCCAAAACTGGCCGATGATGTTAGAAATAAGCTAGTATGCCAGGTTATTGAGGCTGTAAAAGAGATTAAACCGAGGTATGTTTTGATAGAAAATGTACCAAGTTTTTTTAGCACAGAAATTGTTGTGGGAGAGGAGAAAATTCTTATACCAGAACTTTTGGATAAAGAGGTTGGCGGTGAGTATCTTATTCACAAGACAGTTATTGATACAAAGGATTATTCTGTTCCCCAGACCAGAGAGCGTGCTATTGTGCTGATGACAAGAAAGGACCAGAAGGTGGAGTGGCTTGTTCCTGCAAAAGATGATGTGATAATCACTATGCGAGATGCTATTGGTAATTTACCAAAACTGGATCCGTTTATTACGGATGTTAATGAGAAAGAACTTTTAGAAATAGTACCTCATTATTATGAGCGTGCTAAACAGGCAGAAGCAATTTCCAAATGGCATATTCCTCCACACCACATAAAACGACAAGTGGTAGCAATGCAGCATACACCGTCGGGACAGACGGCATTTGATAATGAAGTTTATTATCCAGTGAAAGCTGACGGAAAGGCAGTGAAAGGATTTAGGAATACCTATAAGAGACAAAACTGGGATTCGCCTGCTTATACAGTCACGATGGATAACAGGAAAATTTCATCTCAAAATAATGTCCACCCGGGATTGAAAGAATATGTTGATGATAATGGTGATGATATATATTCAGATGCAAGGGCATTGACATTATATGAACTCATGAAAATTATGAGCATTCCAGATAGTTGGCCAGTACCAGATGATACATCTGAAGCTTTTTTAAGAAGAATAATTGGAGAAGGAATTCCACCATTGTTTGTTAAGAAAGTCTTTGAAAACTTAGAACAGGAGAATTGAATATGTCGAAATTAAAAGGATTATCATTATTTGCTAATGTCGGTATAGCAGAAGCATATATGAAAGATAACGGTGTTGAGATTTTGTTGGCTAACGAAATTGATGCGGAAAGAGCGAAGTTTTATCGAGATGTCTATTCTGAAACACATATGGTTTGTGGCGATATAACGGATGATGATATTAGGACTAAAATAGTGGATGAAGCCATAGAAAAACAGGTCGATTTTGTGATAGCTACACCTCCATGCCAAGGTATGAGTGAAGCAGGTTTACGCTTGGAATTTGACCCAAGAAACCAACTTATTTCTTATGCGGTAGATGTTATTAAGAGGGTAAAACCTAAGTTTGCATTATTGGAAAATGTGCCAAAGCAGTTAACTACAAAAATTCGTTGCGGCGAAGAAATAGTGCTTATACCAGAATATATAAAGCGTGAACTTGGCGATGAATATAAATTCAATAAAGAAACTTTGGTAATGGCAAAGGACTATGGTGTGCCTCAATTAAGAGAGCGAAATATTTTTTTGCTGGTACGAAACGATTTAGATATAACATGGGAGTTTCCCAAAAAGCAGAAAGAAATCACACTGCGTGAGGCAATAGGAAATCTTCCGCCATTAGACCCTAAATTACGAGATGGAATGAAACTGACACTGGAAAAGTTTCCTGATTATGATAAAAAAAGGATTGCTGCTCAGGCTGTTTCAAAATGGCATTTTCCTCCCACACACTCTTGGAAGCAGGTGGAATGGATGCTGCATACACCCACAGGAAAGTCCGCAATTTATAATGAAAAATTTTATCCTCAAAAAGCTGATGGAATACCAGTAAAGGCACACCATAATAATTATAGACGCTTAAAGTGGGATATGCCTTGTAGGACAATAACTCAGAACAATGGAGTCATTTCATCATTAGCCTGTGTACATCCGGGGAGACCATACAAAGGTGAGAATGGAGAAGAATTATACTCCGATGCCCGTGTTCTTACTATTTATGAATTGCTAATTGTGATGTCTTTGCCTTTGGATTGGCCTATTCCAGATTGGGCAAATGAAACATTTATTCGGCGAGTCTTCGGTGAGGGAATACCATCAAAACTCGTAAGAGAAATAATGAATGTGCTTTTGAAGCAGATATAGGGGGAAAAGTATGGGTAAAATAGTGATGCCTAAAAATAGTGCTTTATTGAACGAAATAGAGTCTGTTTTGCAGATTTATTATGAAGCAGGAAGTTGGATACCAAATAATGAATATAAAACAAAACTAAAAGCTATGATTGGGGATGATCAGTATTCTTCATCATATACAAAAAAAGCTCAAATAACATCTTATTTTGGATTTACGACTTGGGAAGATATCCACAATCCTCAATCCAGAAGAAGAATAACGGAGTCTGGAAAGCAAATGTATGAAGCAATAAAAGCGAATAATACATCAGAAGTGCAGGCAGTATTAATGAATGCTCTGGAAACAGTTAAATTCGGCAGAAATAATTATGGATGCCCTGACAGTAATTCTGATGTAGAACCTCCTGCGTTATATATTAGGGCTATACTAGATCTGGGATATTTAACATATAGAGAATTTGCTTTCATGTTATGGAAACTTGAAGATTTAGGTGCAAATTACACTGATACATTAGCTGAAGTAAGAAGCCTAAGAATTTCTGGTACAATTGAATTGGGTGAAGAAGCAAACAAGTATGCTGATTGTAAACCAATAATGATTTTAGTTAGATGGGGATTTTTATCAGAGGATGAAAGTGATACTTCCGGTGGAAAGCATATAATTATTGTTCCAGAGGTATTAGCAAAATACGAAACTCGTTTGCGAAATCTAAAAATATATAATATAGATATGGACTATGATGAGCCTATTACGAATGATTATGTTGCTCATGAAAATAGTAATAGTTATACTTTAAATTTAGATAAAGTTGAACGTCTAAAAGGTGGTACTAATGTCTTGTTGTATGGTGTTCCCGGTTGTGGGAAAAGCTATACTATCAAGACGAAGTATTGTAAAGATGCTGATGGCATTGAAAGAGTTGTATTCCATCCAGATTACACATATGGAGATTTTGTTGGACAGATAATGCCTATGACAGATGAGGAGACTGGTAAGATAAAATATGAATTTTCGCCGGGACCTTTTACTCGTATTTTATCAGTAGCTTATAACAACCCAGCTAAAAAGTATTGCTTGGTTGTGGAGGAAATTAATAGAGGAAATGCTCCGGCGATTTTTGGAGATATATTCCAATTATTGGATAGAGAGGAAGATGGTAGTGGTTCTTATGATATCACTAATTTAGATGTTGCGGACAAAGTCTATATCTACAACAAGAGTGACATTCCAGAGCCAAACAAAATAAAACTTCCATCAAACTTGTATATTTTTGCAACAATGAATACATCAGACCAAAATGTATTTACTTTGGATACAGCTTTCCAGAGAAGATGGAATATGCGTATGGTTGAGAATGATGTGGCAAAATCAAAAATTGCTGGGTATAAAATTCTTGATACAAGCATTAAATGGGCAGTGTTCAACAAAACTATTAATGAATTAGTTTTATCAAAGAATGTTGGCATGACATCTTCTGAGGATAAGAGACTTGGTGCATATTTTGTTACAGAGAAAGACCTGCATTTCTTTACCACTAATGATGGAATTTCGCAGGAAGAGGCTGATGACAGAAATCACAACTTCCCTGAAAAGGTGTTGAAATATCTATGGGATGATGCTTTTAAGTTTACAAGAGACGAGGTCTTTAAGAGCGAGTATGATAGTCTTGAAAAACTTATCAAGGTGTTTGAAACAGCTGAGGGAGACAAGCGTTTTAATATATTTTTAGATGACATCTTTGGGTTAAATCAAGATGAGTAAAGGAGCGATTGTATGGAGAAAGAATCTGCACCTTTATACGATTGTCATGTAAATACAAACGAAGGAACGGATACTTTTGTTGGAATCCGTTCTGACGGAGAGCAAATCAAGGTGTGCTTTCCGATTGGATATAAACTCGGAAAGACAGAAGCTGAACAGAAAAAAGATGTTCAGTTACTGATTAGGGTCTTATCACGTTTTTCCGGCATAAAGGAAAAATTGCTTCCACAATTATTGATGAGCAATCCTGAAACCGTAAACTTTCCTATTCAAGCCTACATGACTATTCTTGATGAATATTATAATAGAAGTTATTACACGGAGAATGAGCGTATCTTCAAAGTCAATGGAAATGGGCATAAGAGCTGGTCACGAACGGTAAAGACACAGAGGGCATACCCACAAGATGACTCATTCATTTATCTGACAACTGTAGCGCAGGAGTCGAGAGTGGATACAGCCAACTATATAACAAAGATAAATGAATTTTGCGTAGAAGAGGCATATAAGAAAATAGGATTTTTATTTTCTGCAAACACAACAAGAAAAGCCTCCATTCCATTTGATGAGAGACGTTTCTTAATAGCACTCAAAGAAAAACTTCACGGTGAGAATAATGACAAAAACAAGTCGTTGTTCTCTGGAATGATTGATATGATTCAATATGTCGGTAAGAAGGGACGGAATGCAAGATTTTTCTTTGGAACAAACGATTTTGAGTATGTCTGGGAGCGACTCATTGATTTTAATTTCGGGGTGGATAATAAGAACTATTATTTTCCAAGGACATCTTGGTATCTCGGTACTGCAGGTAAACACACAAAATCTGCTCTTGAACCAGACACGATTATGAAAGAAAATGATAAAATTTTCATTCTGGATGCGAAGTATTATCGATACGGTGATAGTGCGGATCCAACAGAGTTGCCTCGTTCCACTTCTATCAATAAGCAAATTACATATGGAGAATATGTAGTTACTGACCCTAAATTCAAAGACGAAAATGGACAAGCACCGCCAGTGTATAATGTTTTCTTGATGCCATTTAATAAAGAAGGAAAGCATTTTCCTACAAAGCAGAATATGCTGCATATAGGAGAGGCTCGTGGTGATTGGAAAGACACAGGTGCATCGTACGAAAGAGTTCAGGGCATTCTGCTTGATGTAAAGTGGATGATGGAACGAACGATTAAGCAGAACAAGACAGATATAAGCCAATTGGCACGATTGGTTGAGAACATAATAAAAAATACGAATCCCCTTGCTAAGAAAACGGCAAGTGATGATGCAAAAGGAGCAATGACTATGTGAGTGTAGTCATTGCTCCTTTTTTTATCCTTTAGGCTTTCGGTGTCTCATCTGTGCAGTGGCATTCTGGCAAGCAGTATCGTGATATTGCTTTCTACTATTAGTTGTCTTAACCTTGAAAAGACGATTACAATTGGGATTTGCACATTTACGATATACCTCATAGTCGGGTCTGGTGTAAAACAAGGCAAAATAAAGTGCTGTGAAGAAGTTTGGGATTTCCCAATTTGGAGACATATTTTCAATATTGTATGTTGGGTGGATGCCGTATAACTCAAAGTCAAACTCTTCTTTAATTGTTATCTTTGCAATCTGAATAAGCTGTGATTTAAAATGTTCATCGAATTTTGCATAGCCGTTTAGTTTTTCACTTTTTTTTATTTTCCCGCTCTCATTGATATCATCAATTTTTACACCGATTTTTAGTAAATTATAAAAATAGTCAATCACATATCGTGCATTAATATCCATATCCACTACAAAACCGTCTCTATACAGTTTTGTTATTTTGGCTTTGAAAAGTCTGTCACTATAAGCAGTGTGTGGATCCACTTCTTCTACATCCTCGTGATAATCGATGACTCCAAGTTTCTCTTCTTTTTTTGTAAAAGAGTCAGGGATTGGATAAAAATCATCATAGGGATCATTAGTAAAACCGTTAATCATATTTCCATCGAGATTAGGTAGGTCATCTATTTTATACCATATATCAGTAAATGCGTGTACACACGAACAGATACCTTCGTCATTTTGGTTTAAAGTTACCCTACGAGGATATGCAAAAAGCAGATAAGTTGTTAGACCTAAAACACGGTCATAGTCGATAGAATCTTCCTCGATAGCTGACATGAGATGAACCAATATTTTATATCTGTATAATAAATTACCAAGTTCAACATGATTGAAAATTCTGTATTTACCATCAGTGGGAAGGGGCATAAAGAATCCATAAGTATTTATAAATTCTTTTATTTTATTTGCATTGCTTAAATCTATATTCAGAAAATCTTCGATAACCTTGTTTTTTTCTATTATGGAACCTGTTTTGTTGTCAATCATTACCAGTCCGTCGATAGGTGCATAGGCATATTTGTAAAAGTATTCAGTTGTTTTCAACTGAATACTATGAACTTCCACTCCATCCTCAGTATAATTTGTCGTTACTTTACAATCGCAGCAAGGATTCTCGTAATTGAACATATTCCCCGCCATTTCCAAAGCTTTATTTATAGCCATTCCATACACCTCAAATTCTAAAAAATAAGTGATTATATAAATGTTTATCTGTTTTATAACCATTATGTAAGTGATTACATAATGGTTATTTTATTATATTACAAAATAGTAAAGAAATAAATAATAGATAGTCAATTTATTAAAAAAAATAAGTGGTAATTTGATAAATACAATTATTATTGAAAACCTAGTAGACTTTATATAGGTTGAATAACCTAATAAATCAAATATCACAAGGCCTGATTAGCTATAGGGCATTGGGATACAAATATCGGAATCTTTCACAGCGAAAGCTGTGAAAGGTGCGATAGAGGTACCCTGTATTTCCTATGGTCTAATCAGGCTTTTTTGATTTGGTACTTCTAAGGCACCAATATTTGTATTCCTTGCCCTTCTGCAAGAAACAGGCAGAAAGGACAAGAGAATGAAATTAAAGATTCGTTATGAACAAAAGTACGAAATATTGGAGGTTAACAGTGAAGAGATGTGGGTCAGCTTGTCACTTGAAGGTGGCGAAGACCTAACGAAAGAAGAGAAGGAAACTCTTATCCAAGATGCTTTTGAGGAGCAATTCAATAAGCCAGAATACAATAACTGGCACAAGTTCGACCGTCATCGAGGGAACCTGAAAAAGCAGTTCAGAAAAGATGATGAAGTTGCTGTTGACGGTGATGGAATGGATACAGTAGCAGATAATTCGCAGGAAGAAAAATTAAATCGCCAATATGAATATGAGGATTTGTGTCAAAAACTCCGTGATGTATTGAAACCAGAATTTGCTGAAGTCATCATTGCTGTTTGTTTAGAGGACAAGACCCCAGAAGAATATGCAGCAGAAATAGGTGAAAAAAGAGATACGGTGTACAAGCGTTTGCAGAGAGCCAAGAAAAAATATCAAGAAATTTTATAAAAGTGTCCAATCTGCCCCTCCCTTAAGGCTACTAAGTGAGGGGCGACCTCAATTAAATTTTAGGAGGTAATTCTTATGAGCGAATTACAGATTTTTAATAATACGGAGTTTGGCTCTATCCGTACACTTATGATTAACGATGAGCCGTATTTTGTAGGTAAAGATGTAGCGGAAATTCTTGGTTACAGTAATACAAAGGATGCACTTGCCACTCATGTTGATGCCGAAGATAAGATGGTAATCCAAAGGTCGGAAGATACGACCTTTGAAATTCCGAACATGGGATTGACAGTTATTAACGAAAGTGGCCTTTACAGTCTTGTATTTTCAAGCAAGGTACAGAATGCCAAGAGATTTAAGCGTTGGGTTACATCAGAGGTTCTTCCTACTATTAGAAAGCATGGTGTTTATGCAGTAGATGAATTGCTTAATGACCCGGATATGTTGATTGCAGCACTTACAAAACTGAAAGCAGAGCGTGAAAAGACTAATACACTTATGGCTACGGTGGCTGTTCAGAATCAGCAGATTGTGGAAATGAAACCGAAAGCCAGTTACTACGATGTAGTACTTAACTGCAAAGACCTTGTTGCTATTTCTGTGATTGCTAAAGACTATGGCTGGAGTGCCAATAGAATGAATCAGTATCTTCACGATAAGGGTATTCAGTACAAGCAGGGCAATAGAATATGGCTCTTGTATCAGAAGTACGCAGAGATGGGTTACACAAGTACCAAAACCCACAGTTATCCCGGAAGTGACGGAACAATGCATACCAAGGTTCATACTTATTGGACACAACAGGGACGCTTGTTCATCTATGGACTTTTAAAGGCAGACGGTATTTTGTCTACGATGGAACAGGAGGATTAAACTTATGTCAATTGATAAATACAATGCAGAGAATTATTACGACCCTGTTACTTATGAGGCATTAACAAAAATTGAAAAGGAAGAGCGAGCAGCACAAAAGGCTGCCGCTTTTCGCCCTAGGCAAATAAGATTTACTTAAAATACCTACAAATTTAGTAGTTAGGATAGTATAATATAGTAAGATAGATATAAAGTAGGTGAATAAAATAAAAGAAGTTATAAAAGTTTTAGAGAAGGTAAAAGAAATAATTGTAAATTATGAGTTAGATTTAAGTTATTCAACATATGAAAGTGAAAAACAATTGATTAGTGATTTAGATGTATATATAACTAAACTTAAAACTAATGATTTATCATGTAAAAAGGAAATTTCAGTTTTATTTGCGCCTACTGGTGATTTACAAGAGATAGCAATTGATAGTGGCTGGAGTGATGAATATATTGAACTAGCCCAAATTATTGATAGGTGTATTAAATAATAAGTATTTTTAAAAGAGTGTACTAAATAAGGTATGCTCTTTTCTTATTATAAATTTTAAAGATGGGAGGTGAAACCTATGGCACAAAGAGAAAGAAAACCCAAACCTACTGCAGTAAAAGAACTTGAAGGTAATCCAGGAAAAAGAGCACTTAATGAATTTGAACCAAAGCCTAAAAGGAAAGCACCAAAGTGTCCTACTTGGCTTGATGCTGAAGCTAAAAAGGAATGGAGAAGAGTCGCAAAGCAGCTTAAGGAGCTTGGAGTATTAACAGAAATTGATATGGCTGCTTTTGCAGGATACTGTGAAGCTTATGCTCGCTGGAAAGAAGCAGAAAAGTTTATATCAAAACATGGAACAATTGTAAAAACACCAAGTGGTTATTGGCAGCTAGTGCCACAGGTTTCTATCGCTCAAACTTATCTTAAGATTATGATTAAGTTCTGTGATCGGTTTGGACTAACACCTTCTTCCAGAAGTAGAATTGTTGCAGATAAAGGTTCTAATGATTGTTTAGATCCTATGGAAATGATGCTAAGGGGTGAGATAAAATAATTTTTAGTAAAAAATAAAAACTAAATAAATTATTTACAAATATAACATTGACAAACAAAAACCCATGTTATATATTTGTAACATAAGTTAAAAATATATAACATATAAAACAAGGAGCGGTGATATGAAAAGAGCATTAACATTAAGAAAAAAATCAATACTAACTAATGGAGGCTCAGGAATTATTTATATTATTTTTGGATGTATACAGTTTTTTCAAAACGATCGAATTGGAGATGGTGTATTACTTATCTTAATAGCAATTCCTACGCTTTTGGAGTTAATTACAGTTTTTTTAAAAACAGAGCCAGAAGACGAAATGGCACAGTATAATAAGTATAGAACTAAGGCAAAAGTATATGAGCTTATATCCTTAGGAATTTCGATTTATATATTTATGGCTCTTTTTGAAGTGGGATTGATGATTAATATAAAAATAGTGTTACCATTTTTACTAGGTGCTTTTAAATTACTTGAACTTATACTTTTTGTTGCTTATGAGAAGGTTGGTGCTTAGATGCCAATATTAAAGACTAAAATTCATGAATTGCGCAGAGAATTTAATATGAAACAGGAAGAATTAGCAGAATTGGTAGGTGTAAGGAGGGAAACAATAGGACATTTAGAGAATGGACGATATAACCCATCTTTAAAACTAGGTATGGATATTGCTAAAGTTTTTGGAAAGTCAGTGGAAGAAGTATTTGAATTCATAGGAGAGGATGAATAGAATAAAAATTAGAGAATTTGTTTAAAGAACACCTTTTGTTAAGGGGGGTTCTTTATTGCAGTGGAGGTGAAATAATGTATGATGAAGTAAAATCACAGAGAGCTGTAAATTTCATTAATTGCTTAAAGCATACAAAAGGTCAGTGGAGAGGTGTTCATTTCGATTTACTTCCTTGGCAAGATAAAATTATCAAAGATATATTTAGCAATGTTAAGGAAAATGGATATCGTCAGTATAATACTGCCTATGTTGAAATTCCAAAGAAAAATGGGAAATCGGAACTTGCAGCAGCAGTAGCACTACTTATGACTTGTGGGGATAATGAATGGGGAGCAGAGGTTTATGGTTGTGCATCTGATAGGCAGCAAGCTTCTATAGTATTTGATGTCGCTGTTGAAATGGTAGAGCAATGCCCAGCACTTATGAAAAGAATTAAGCCTATAATGTCAATGAAAAGACTGGTATATAAACCTACAAATAGCTTTTACCAGATTCTTTCAGCCGAAGCCTATACAAAACACGGTCTTAATGTGCAGTCAGTTATTTTCGATGAACTTCATGCGCAACCCAATAGAGAGTTATTTGATGTAATGACTAAAGGTTCAGGAGATGCAAGACTACAGCCACTATTCTTCCTAATAACTACAGCTGGTACAGATAGAAATTCCATATTCGTAGTTCCATTTGGACAAGGATATAAAGATATGTCACCATATTCTAAGGAATTAATGAAGCTCACTTTAGAGAAGAAAATAGCACATGGAGGAAACCCAGTGCTTAGATGGATGATGGATAACATTTATGTTAAAACTGACCCAGCAGGAAATATTAAACCAGATAGAGAAAAAAGTACAGAAAAGATAGATGGAGCTGTGGCTCTTATTACGGCATTGGATAGAGCTATTAGAAATCAAGGTAGTTGTGGTAGTGTTTATGATGAGGGAGGGATTTTAGTGATTTAAAACTTTTGGGGGTTTGATTGCAATAAGATAGGTATTGCAATTAAACCCGAGATTAGATATATTTAAACTAAAAGTATATCTAATATAAGGAGGGAAATAAAAATATGAGTAAAGTAATTTCTATCTCTGTGAGTGATGATAATTATGAATTTCTTCACAAGAAGGCACTGCATGAAGATACATCGATTGCTAATTATATCAAGCTACAGGTATTACCACGAAAAGAATATGATGATGCATACAATAAAATGATTGAACTAATTAACACACTTGAAGATGGGACAGAATTTTCACTTCGAGAATTGTTTGGTCCAATGTGGAAGAACATTAGTAAGGGGACTAAGTTGTCTCTTGGAAGAATATTCTATAACCATGTAGTGAAAGAGAAGATACAGAATGTTAAGGCATTAAACAGTACTGATAGTCAAAAAAGTCAGTTATATATTAAAAGAGAGGAATATTAATATGTTACAACAAAACGTTAAAATTGAAGTATATAAGATAATTAATAAGCACCAAGGCAGAAATAATCCAATTAAATTTAAAGACATTCTTAGAGATCCGACACTTAGTGGAGCAACAAAAACACAAGTTTCTGAAGCAATAAAACAGTTAAGAAATGATGGAGAACCAATAAGCTCGAGGCCAAACGTAGGATACTATTTGTCGAAAGCAGAAATGAATGGTTGCTTGCAATGGTGTCAAAATTGGCGTAAATCAATGGGAATTAGCCCATTAAGTCCAAAGTGTTTGAAATGGGTATAGATTAATTAAAGCATCTTAAGTGGGTGCTTTTTTTATACCCATTTTTAGGGGGTAACGAAATGAAAATACCAATAACATCAAAGCTATGGGAGCATAGAGCAGGTCATAAGAATAGCTTTTGGGTTAGTACCTATAGTTTCTTTTTTATAAAGATATTTATACTGACAGTCAATGTCACAATGAGGCTTTATAATTAAGATAAGGTTTAAGAAATACAAATTTTGATGGGGGTATAAGTAGTGAGTTACAACAATGTCAGCAAAGAAAGACTTATTGAGATTTTAATACAGAAGGATGATATGTTAGAAGAATTAAGGTTAGAAAATGAAAAATTAAGTTACTTAGCTAATATTGATGGGATGACAGGTGTATTAAATAAAAATTCGGGTTTAGGATTTCTAGAAAGAGAGTTTAAATTATCTCAAAGTAATAATAAAAATCTTGTTGTTTGCTTTATTGATGTGGATGGATTAAAGGCTATAAATGATAATTTTGGACATGGAGAGGGTGACAAGCTATTAACGTGTATAGCTAAAATTTTAAAAGAAGGTATTAGAAAAACTGATTTTGTTATTAGAATGGGAGGTGATGAGTTTTTAATAGTATTTCCTGAAACAACAATGCAAGAAGTTAATAAAGTGTGGGAGAGGATTTTAAAATTAGTAGAAAAGATTAACGATAATTATGAAAAATACAATGTAAGCTTTAGTTATGGATTTTATGAATACATTAAAAATTTTGAAGAAAAACTATCTACTAGTGAGATAATAAAAAATGCAGATATAGAAATGTATAAAATGAAAAGGGAAAAAAGGAGGA